CAAAGATATATTGAGTCACGACCATTCAGTTCGTATAAAGAACTTGAAGAATTTACATTCACAAAAGGAAATGGAGTAAACAGTCGTGCATTGCAAGCATTAAGATTGATTGGTGCTGCAACGTTTACTGATAATCCACGTAATGATCAGGAAATTAAAGAAAACCTTTATGAGTATTTAAATCTTCCAGAATTCAACATTACTGTTCCATCCCATTACTATGCCTTTATTCAAGACATTGAAGAGTTTGAAGAAAAGGGATCATTTATTTTGATGGGAATGATTAAGTCCATTAAACGTGGAACTGGGTGGTCAAGAGTAGAAATATTAGACAAGACAGGAAGCGTAGGGATATTTGATGACGAACAAACAACTATTGAGGCTGGTACATCTTATCTGATTTTGGCTAATGATAATCGTATTGTCAGTGCCATACCTGTTGACCAAATAAAAGGTTCAACATCAGGGCTTGTAAAGTTTTTAAATTATAGACAGTTACCGTATACTGAAGAAGAGATGTTTGTTGTTTCTTTTAAGCCAAGAATAACAAAGACTGGAAAAAAGATGGCATCACTTACACTTGCTGATACAGGTAGGGAATTACACTCAGTTACAGTATTCCCTACAGCATTTGCAAAAGCATATATGAAAATTGAAGAAGGAAATCCCTATAAATTTTCTTTTGGTAAAACAAAAGATGGAACTATAACATTGGAGGATGTAAATGTTTGATAATTTATCTTTAAGGTTGCATGAAACAGCGCAAGCAAAAAGATTTTGGCCTGAAAAGGTAGATGATATCTTTATTGCAAAGCAGTGCATGATGATTGTCTCAGAGGTTACAGAGGTAATGGAGGCAGTTAGAAAATCAAAAGGTAGCGAAGAAGTAACTAAAGAGATTGCAGATATTTTAATTCGTACACTAGACCTTTATCAGGGAATGTATGTTCACGGTTATGTTGATCATTCGTTAGATGAAATGTTTGAAGAAAAAACACAATATAACAAAACTAGACCAGAAAAACATGGGGTAAGATTTTAATGTCTGTGACAATTGAAGATGTATTAGCACAGTTAAATCCCAAACTAAGAAAAACAATTATGTCTGGGGACTCCATTCCTGCAACAGAATATGCAGCAACCCCAAGTTTTGGCCTTAACAAGGCTTTAAATGGTGGTCTGCCTTACGGTAGACAAGTTCTTATCTGGGGATCTAAATCTTCTGCAAAGTCTTCCCTATGCCTTCAGATGATTGGTCTAGCGCAGAAGGAAGGTAAGATTTGTGCTTGGATTGATGCTGAAATGTCTTATGATCAAAAGTGGGCACAAAGTTTGGGTGTGGATACTTCAAAATTAATCGTGTCTCAATGTCGCACAATTAATGAAATGGTAGACATTGGAACAAGTCTTATGCAGGCTGGTGTTGATATGATTGTAGTTGACAGTATTACTTCGCTTCTACCAGCAATATATTTTGAAAAGGATTCAGATGAACTTAAACAACTTGAAAATACAAAACAAATTGGTGCGGAATCAAGAGACTTTAGCAATGCATGGAAAATGCTTAACTATGCTAACAATAAAGTTAAGCCTACTATGCTTGTGCTTATTAGCCAGTCTCGCAATAACATTAGCGCTATGTATACTAGTCAACAGCCTACTGGTGGTCAGGCTACTAAATTTTATTCTTCTACAGTTATTAAACTATTTTCATCAGAGTCTGATAATCAAGCAATTAAGGGCAAGATCAAAGTGGGCGATAAACTTATTGAAGAAAAAATTGGTCGCAAAGTACTTTGGCAATTACAGTTTTCTAAAACTTCTCCTGGTTTTCAGTCTGGTGAGTATGACTTTTATTTTAGGGGAGACGATGTTGGCATTGATAGCATTGGCGATCTTGTTGATACGGCTGAAATGATGGGGCTAGTAAATAGAACTGGTGCTTGGTATCAACTAGAAGATGGTACAAAGGTTCAAGGTCGTGAAGGATTTATTAATAGAATAAAAGAAGATTTAGATTTACAAGAATCATTAAAAAGTAAGTTGACTGATGTCTCATAAAGATTTTACAGTCTATAAAGGAACATTTTTTTGCAAAACATGTGGAGTAGAGGTATACTCAATGAGGTTTTGGCGTGAAACTGGTAAAGCAAGTTGGATGTGTCCAGACAAACATTTATCTGAAGTTCAACTTATATACGTGAAGGGTATGTATCGTGACAGAAAAGAGTGAATCAAAAAGGATTGGTGCTAAGCAGCACAAAAACTCTGGTCGCAATACTCACAAGGGCGATGCAACCTGGAGAAATTTTACTGTTGACTTTAAAGAATATCCCAAGGGGATTACTGTCAATAAAGATATTTGGGCCAAAGCAGTTACAGATGCTATAAGAAATGGCAATGATCCAGCATTATTTTTAATTCTTGGAGAAGGTAATGCAAAAGTAAGACTTGCAGTAATTGAAGTAGAAATGCTAGAACAATTAACAGAGAGGTATGAAGATGGAACAACAAGTCACAACAATTGATATGGTAAATGGTTTGGCAGAGATTGCAGACTATATGGAGGATGAAGAGTTAACTACAGCACTGACAATGATTGCTAAATTAATTATTAAACCTGACATCCCTATTAATGTTGCTCATGTTGAAATTGTAAGATTACAGGCTATCGCTGCTAAAATGGCATTTAAGGCTACATGGATGGCCAATGTTGACAAGTCTGACAGAGGAAAGAAAAATCTATATTATACTGCTGCTGAATCAATTAATAATTTAGTATCAGCACTGAAGTACATAACACGATAGTCTGATATACTTAATAGAAACAGAGAAGAGTTAAAATTGACAAAAAATTTATTGAGCCAAGTAATGATCAAGCCAATGGAGAAAAAAATGAGTGCCAATAATCAAGCACTGATTGAAAAAATCCAAGCAGGATACATTGTAGGGCGAGGTCCAAAACATACACAAAAGAAGACATTTGCTCCATCTACAATTGCATGGAGTCATGGAGAATGTCCAAGATATTGGTACCTTGCATTTGAGGGACACACATTTGAGGATGATACAACTCCTTATGGTGCTGCTAACATGTCATCTGGAACAATGGGGCATGATCGTATTCAAGATGCAATGATGAAGTCTGGTGTTGCTAAGATCTTTGTAAATGACAAGGGTGAGGAAACAACAGAGTTTAAGGTAATATGTAATGACCCACCTATCTTTGGATATGGTGACGTTATGATTGAGTGGGAAGGCGAAGAAATTGTTGGTGAAATTAAAACAATGATGAACGAAGCCTTTGAATATCGCAAGACACATGGTAAGCCAAAGGCTGGACACGTAATCCAGTTATTGATTTACATGAAGATTCTTAAGAAAGCAAAGGGTATGCTTATCTATGAGAATAAAAATAATCATGAACTACTAATCTTTGAGGTTGGTGTTAATGATCAGTATAGGCAATGGGTAGACTATGCGTTTAACTGGATGCGAGAAGTTCGCAAATCTTGGGAATCAAAAGAAATTCCAACAAAAAACTACAGATCAAATTCAAAGATTTGTAAGGGATGTCCAGTAAAAGAAGCGTGTAGTGTCGCAGGGGTAGGATCTGTAAAGATCGCATCTCTGGAGGAATTGAGTGAAACAATGTAGTTGGTGTGACAGCCAATTTAAAGCAGCAGTATCTTATCAAATTTACTGCTCTACTGAGTGTCGTGATGCTGCAACAAAAGAAAAAATTGTTGAACGTCATAAAATACTTAGAAGAAAAAAACGTTTTGGAAAAGAAAGACTTTGCAATGGTGGCTGTGGAGTAAGGCTTACAGTCTATAATGAATCTAACTTTTGTGCCAATTGCAATATAAATGAAAAAGATGTTGTAAAAGCGCTAAAAGAATTAAAGAGATTGGGAATTATTGACTATGAACAACAATAAGCCAAACATGATTTGTGCTATTGATGCAAGCACTAATAGTCTTGCTTTTGCTTTGTTTAGTACAGAAAATAATATAAAATTCCCAATGACTCTTGGAAGTATTGGAAAGATTACATTTGAGGGCAATGATATATATGAAAAAGTTATGGATGCTGGTAAAAAAACAAAAGCCTTCTTTGATTTATACAATGGCTTTGAGGCGATAGTTATTGAGCATACTGTTTTCATGAATAGTCCTAAGACTGCTGCAGATCTTGCATTGGTGCAAGGTGCTATTCTTGGAGCAGCAGGACAATCAGGAACAAAGATGATTGGGAAAGTATCTCCAATTACATGGCAAAATTATATAGGAAATAAAAAGATTTCAAAAGATGAACAATTATTTATACGTGCTCAAAATCCAGGAAAATCAGTTTCATGGTATAAATCGTATGAAAGAAACCTTAGAAAAGAAAGAACTATTAAGTTTATTAATATAAACTATGACAAAAATATTATAGATAATGATGTGGCTGATGCCTGCGGTATTGGTCACTGGGCTATTAATAACTGGAATAAGGCTATGGGTACCAATGGAGCGTAATAGTTTTAGTTTTGATGTAGAAAGTAAATCTGTTTTGCTTACAGTTAAAACATTAAGCCCTACAAAATGGCTATTGATAGACCGTGAAACTGGTCAAATTTATCAAGGAAGTCCAGAAGGTCATTGGGACAGACTTGATCCTGTAAAGAAAGTTGACAAATAACATTATGGCTGCTAAACTATATACTAGTGAGACTTGGCTTCGTAAACGCTATGTTATGGACAAAAAGACTCCAGAGGAGATTGCAAAGGAGTGTGGATGCACAGTGGAAACTGTATATGTATACCTTGCAAAATTTGGATTAAGGAAATCTAAACGATGAATAAAATTATAAAATTATTAACACTAGCAACCGTTTTAAGTGCTGTTGGCATTACATACGCTGCATATACCTTAAAAGATTTTCCAGAGGCATTTGACTGGGAAGATGAAGAAGAAGAAAACTATGAGTGATAATCTAAATATTACGGTAGATCAGGTCAATCATCCACGTCATTACACAACAGATCCTTCTGGTGTTGAGTGCATTGAAATAACACGTCACAGAAACTTTAACATTGGTAATGCCTTTAAGTACCTGTGGAGAGCAGGACTCAAGGATGAATCTAAAACTATTCAAGATCTTGAGAAGGCAATATTCTACATAAAAGATGAAATTAATAGACTAGAAGGCAAATATGTCAACTGAAGAAGAGTTAGTTAAACAT